CTTTTTGCCATCCTTCTAGTAGGACACAGGTGTTGTCTAAAAAAACGATAGTGAAGATTACACGTGTATGTATGAATAGGAGATAACGGTTTCATCGATATATTAGACATACAACTTCCATTTTCTTGGATATCCCATTTTGACGGCATTCGTATGTTATATATATTATTACTAAGTTTCTATTTGATACTTATATAAAATGTAACAATTTACATAATTTACATATAGACTTTTGTCTACCTAGAATATAAGATATATTTCCATTCAAACATATTGTATATATTTCCATAGCATGCCGACAGATATATTAAAGCGACCAATGGATCATTGCATTTTGATGGATTTTTTAAGTAAGGTTTCTTCTTTACATAAAAATGAGTTCCTTATTAATTATGATACTCTTAAAATATCAAAATATAGCGATAACGAATTACTTAACAGTTTCTTAGAAGAAATACGACCGTATTATTATCTTTCAAAAAGAACATATATTGACGAACCCGTAACATATAGACGTTTTCTTACGATTATACGACAGATATGCAATTATAATAATATTCCGTATCGATCTACTTTAAAATATGAACACTCAAAACAAAAGATAGAATACTATGTCTGTAATACACTTATCGAAAATGATGATACAGAGAATACTCACTGTGAGAAAGAAACATTTGGTTTATCAGATGTAGATGACGACGCTTGAAAAGATTTACGTTGAACATTATTTCCTAAATAATTAGGTTTTACGCCCCATACCGGGGCACCACTTGGAACCTCCCAATAAGATATCCACTCTGGCTTCTCACTATCATTACCATTCAATGCTTTTGATTTTGATGGAACATTTGATACAAGTATATACTTACCAATGATTGTATTAGATGTAAGCACCTGCTCTCCAGAGAGACGAGCAAACCATTGATAAGATGTTCTATTTAAAATATCATCCGAGGGTATTAGGATGCCATATGCGTGACTAGTAAAATCAATGTGCGTACTTCCAAGAAGTTCCTCGACCTGCACTTTACCTCCATTCTTATCTCGAACACCGATTAATTCAGCATTTACTCTTTCACACTTACCTTCATGGATAAGCTTATTACAAAAAGTGCCTACCTCATCTGTAATTTCAAAACTCCTGCTATGGTCGGTCTTAATTTTTTGCTGTAAAAACACCTCTAATTCTTTCATAGCACTGCTCTCTTGACGACATCCCATTACAGATATACCAGTTACATAGTCTTCGGAAAAGGAAGATGTCTTGTTTATTTCTTCATTAACAAACATTGTTTTACCACCATCGAGAGACTGATCAAATATACCATAAAGATCCTTCATACACAAAAAGGACGAAGGGACTGTCATTCCACCATATATTCTTAATAATCTCACTATTGCTAACTTCCTAGCATAATCCATTACTGGCTCAGGGGTCTTATTAGATTCATAATTCCAATCGGGCATCAACTTCTTGTAACTGTTATCATCTACTAAACATATATGAAACTTATCCTTACAATATTTTATTATGCTTTTTACTACAAGGTAGATGTACGGCTGATTTAAATCGTGCGAACTCCTAGACCCAAAACTAGACCAATTCCTAGAATTGTATTTGTATACTATGGGTATCCATAATATAGGACGGGTCACTGAAATTGCACCCAGCGTGTCAGGGTCTGTAAGAAGATACTCTCGGATAGCATCGTCATTTCTCTCTTTGCTCTCTTTGTTAAGTTTATCATCGTATCGTCTATAAAATACTCCGATGGTTAATAAAATAAATATCATTGATCCCAGCTTTATGTATTCATTTAATTTACTCATACTATTAGTCTTTGATTGTAAATATAATATAATATATAATAGATTGATATTTTATTTGATTTGATTTATTTATCCTTTCATCCTAACAAGATTACTTATTTCATATCATGATATAAGTAACATCCTAAACATACATTCATTTACGTATTACTTATCATGCAAAAGCTTTATGTTTTTCCAAAACCCGTTCGTTTTATCTTCCACCTCTCTAGTTTGCTGTTCTAACCTAAAAGCTCTGTTTGTAGCGGCTTCATCTTCACTTTTCATATTCTTTGCATGTATTCTTTCATGTTCACCTGCAGGAACATATAAGTTTTGCGACTGACGATATTCATTCATCTGCGTTACACTATTTATCTGAGGTCTACTCTCTAATAATTGCTCATCCACTGGGATAATTGTTTCAGTGTGAGCCTTCCTAAGATCTTGAAACCCTATACCAGATCCAGATCTTTCGCCAAAAGTATTCGAATCAAATGAACCCTTCTCAGAAAGAATATTGCTACCTAATCCAGAAACTGATCCATTATCATACCCTTCAATATCTTTATGTAATACCACGTCGCTACATAACTGTCTCTTCTTCTCTGCGAAGGCATGCTTCATTTGACCCATTGTCATCCTGCCATCTTGGCTTGTCTCATCCTCGTCATCATTTGACCTTAACCAATCCTCATATCCATCCTCGGTTTCATCGTGAATTTTGGCTTTTTCAAACTCTTTATTAAACCAGTTATTGAAGTTTTCAACCTTCTTTAACTCTTGGTTATCAGAAAACATCCTCTTAAGGAGGGTCTTTCTCTCTTCGACGTCTATATCACCCGTATCACTAATATAAACCGTCTCTTCTTGGGTAAACTTGCGTTCTGTTTTCATTCTAAACATCCACATATTGCAAACAGTCTTATACGCCGTGGAATAAAACAAAAAATACTTAGAGTCTAACTTCGACTTATCAGGATGCAACTTCAACACAATCGCTCGTGCACCCTTCAATTGTTTCTCATTAAAATCCCTCTCCAAGTTAAATAAGTTGAGAAGTTCGTCTATGTCATAATTATTAATATCTAAATCAAGATAATCCATTATCAACTTTGTTTACTGTAATATAATATACATATCTATGAATATTCATGTTATATTACTTAAAATTAGAAAGCATCAGGTTTACAAACTCATTTAAACCAGCTTTATCAGAACCAACATAGGTATAATCTGGTATATATTCCACACTTCCTTGCTTCCACACCATAATTACTGGAATACCATTTGCCATCTTCTTTGACTTCAGATAGGCATACAAATCAAAACTGTCATCAATGTCAATATCACAACAAATAACGTTCTCGGGACATCTAGAAAAAAAATCATTTACTTCATCGTGGATCTTTTTACATGGACCACACCATTCTGCACCAAACTTTACCACGATATGGCCGGGATTTGATTTAAGAAACTCTAAAAACTGATGACGACTCTCAAACTCTGTGACAATTGTTTTCGTAGACATTGAAACTCTTATATAATAAAAACAATGTTATCTTTTTATTATATTTTACAAACAGATTACCTACAATAAATTGAAACCCAGTTATATATCACAACTATAGGCAGTGAACAAAACAATTCGTAGCAGCATCTACCATGACAATTGATATTAATCTTGACCGCCGTCTCAGACTCGTATGGCACCATTATCAAATCCAAATTAATTCCCTGAAAAGGAACAGGAGATCATTTATTCATAGTGAAATGTCGAATAACATGTCTTTGTGGGACGCAACCCAATTATTCGACGAAGAAGTCAGAAATATGGATAGACTACGCCGCATTGAACTAGATCATATTAAGAGTTTGGCAAAAGCCGAGAACAAAGAGAAACAAAGAATGCAAGAGGAGGAAGAGGAACAAAGAAAGATTGCCCTATCCGCAAGAAGAGAACAGCGAAAACTAGAGGGTGACGCCAACAAAAATGCAGCTGAGACAATTCCGCCTAGACGATCTCGCCGTCTTGCTAAGAAATAAAACAATGACTAAAAATATTATTATTCATATGTAACTTACCTAAATCATTTTTAATCCCACTCTGAATTATCCTCTCCGTTTGACATACAATGCTCTTTTTCATTCGCAACTCTTTTAAACTTTGTTTCAAGTGCAGTACGTAAACAAGACTGTAAATCTGATCCTGAAACTGTTGCTCGTCTGGAGATATTTATAGTTTCGGTATTATCTTCTCTTGATTTTAGAGTTCGGGTTCTTGGAGACAACTCAGTCGAACCAGTATTACCCGATGTTGGATGACTTATTTTCATTTTAGGCGGTGAAGATGCTTTATTATCATCATAATCCGTATGCACAACGTTTACTTTCATTACACTTTTAAGTTCTTCACGGTAGAACTCACCGTATGGCCTTATTTGTGTAAAATTAATATCAGGATGATTATTACTTAAGTCGGATATTTTCTGTTTTTGTGCACACACTTCCTGTAAATAAAGTATTTCAAGTTCATGTTTTTTTGTCAATGTTTTAAGATATGTATCCATTTTAGTGTTTTCAATCTCAAGACACTCAAGCTCCATCTTAACTGCATGCTTTTTCTTTTCAAGCTTTTCCAATTCTCGTTTCCTAATCAGATCTTCTTGATCTGCAACTAGATGTTCATACATGACATCCTGTAACTTTGACATCATTTCTATAGACTGAACCTTGTTTTCTTTATTTTTCAATGTCTCTGCAATACTCGTAAAGGTTATATCTTTACTAGTATTGGTGTCAGGAGGTGGAGATAGAGTTTCGTGGTGTGGATCTGGTTGTGTTATAATTTCTGCTTCATCATGCTCTGACATATTGAATACTATATGTAATACTACAAGAGTAAAAATATTTAGTTAACTTTAGTTTTATCGATTAATGTTTCAGGTGCGATCTTTTTAACAAACTTCTTATACTCTTTATTATCATCATCTAACATACCTGTCATCGTCTGATTACATATCTCAAGATATTCCGTATGCTCTTTAGTTCTTGGGTTATTATGCGTTGGATGCTTCTCTTTCCACTCCTCCAATGACCCCATGTTTTGATGACCAACCACCTTAATCGCCTTTTTAAGATTACCTTCGGTCTCGCTATCTTTCTTCCATTCATTGTCATGTTTCACATATAACTTTTCACGCTTTACATCTGTGCAGTGAATAGGTCTTTGTGTAACATCCATCTCATTGAGACCCTTAATAAACAACTTACTTATGGCTTCCGCATACCCAAGTCTTCCAACACTGTCTACGTCTTCTGCTGTGTATTTGAGCGTTTTAATGAAATCCATGAGGTTCATAGCATCCTTGCAGGTGTCATTTAAAAACACGTTCAGGTTAAAGTTATGGATGTTGTTAATTGTATTGTTGTTATTATTTGTTGTGTTGTTTACAGTATTGGCGATGTTTCCCATTTTTTCTATCGTTTCTGACATCATCTTTTGACTATTACATACCTCTGTTATGACATTAATCATTTTGTCATCTTTCATATTATCCTGGTTCAACTTTGCCTCTTCTATTTGAAGACGTTTTTCTTCTAATTCTAGCTCTTTTATTTTATATTTTAGTTCCATCGTCTTATAATCGATATCGATGACATTTGAACTGGTTATTATTTTTTCATCTACATCTTGGTGATTTTTTCTCATATGTGTATGCAATCCTTGTCTTGTTTTATAAGATAATTGACAATGTTCACATTCGAATAAATCACTATCAGGAATAGGTTGACTTAATGTATTTTTAAGATGTTTTTTCGTTTTAAGATGCCTTGTATATTCACTCTTTTTCATAGAACTAAAAAGGCAATCATGACAAGTATACATTCCTTATATACCTTACTGAGAAATTATTTAAGTGATAATTGGCGTTTTTTTATATTGATATCATAAGGCGTTTTTGTTGACAAGGCGTTTTTTTACATGTTATTTGTCAACAAAATATTAATTTGTCAACAGATGCTGTAAATTGGATCCTTATATTTTAAGTTGATACACCATAAATCATTATAAAATAAAATATTTTAGGCGTTAAAAACCGTCAACAGAATTACAAAAACCTGAAATTGGGATGTCCAAGAGTTGAGAGAGTTGAAAATTCCTCAAATTCAATTTTATGCTCTCGTCAGTGTGGGGTATTTTATCAGGTCTGCTGCATAAGAAAAATTATTTTTTTACGATTCAAAAGTTTTGTATAATTCAAAAAGGACATTTTTGGACAAAAATAAATGTCCATTTTCATATATACAGATAGTTTGAACTACATTTTTTTGTAATTTTGTGTATGGTGTAAAAAATGATATAATGATTGTGTAATCTATTTAGATAAATGATCACTTAAACTTACAATACAACCCAATAGTTTACATCATAAATTATCATTATTTTTGATTTTACACCATAAATCCTATTTTAGATCTTTATTTTTCTAACATTATATCATGCGAGGTATTATTTGTAAAACTATATACAACTTTTTAGGTAGTTTATGGTGTCGGAACAACAAAAAAGAGGTGGATAAACCTAAACCGAACTTAGAAAGATTGCCCATAAAATGGACAATTTCATATAGATTAAGTAAAAAGATGCAAAAATAGGGGCATTTATTATTTTTTATATATTTTTCATAAAATTTTGACATTCCCAAATATAACCCAGAATTTACCAAACAAAAAAGGTGAAAATAAGTGTGTAAAAATCGGGAATATCTAAAAACTAATAAAATTAATATCGAACTTGAAATACCCCCCAAAATACCCATTTTTTAAAAGTTGTGGACATATTTTATAAAATATAGGGGATGTAAAATAATTACTTTATAGCTTATAATTGTCATAAAGTAATCATACTGTCTAACTCACGGTTTTGTTAAATGCTGTTTCAAGTACATTTATATCGATCATTGGAAGTTTTGGGTGTGCCTCCCAGAAATATTTACAATAACTCCATTCGAAATCTACTCTTTCTGGATAACAGTGATCGTATTTGGTGTGTAACTGATTATATATCTTGTAAGGTAACAATGATAAGTTTTTCTTTGGAAGAACGTAGCAAAGTTGGACAACTTGTTCTACAGGAGTTGTCATATTTTCAGCTATAAACGTTGTATCAAAATAGGGTATATGATTGATTAAATCTTTTAGAAGTGGTGGATAATGATAGTTATATTTCCATCTCCAATTTGGACAATCTGACATATAGTATTTAAATGTCCACTCCAATCCTTCTAGATAGTTTATACAAACCTGACGAACACGTTCTGGTGATGTCATGTCTACATCCAGTAATTTTGCATAATATCTATTTTCCCAGCATTCTTTCTCGGGGGAGATATATTTTTCGACCGATCTTTCAGTTGAGGGTATGTTTTGGATTTTTTCAAGAAATGCCTTTATTTTGTCGTCTTGGTTCATAGGTTCGCCTCTATCTATTTTATTCTTTTCATGGTGAGACGCATACAATGAATGTTTTTCTTTTTTATCACGAGAGTTGTGTTCAGTAATCATATACTCTTGTTCATGTATGGCCAGAGACTCGATAAGTAGACGAAAGTTTTTCCAGATGATTTTTTTTTTATCCATATCAACAATAAACTTGTTTGATGAACCAAGAGTACTTTTATAATGTTGCAAAAGTTTCATGATACCGCCCGATCTAATATTAACAGCTGGAAAATGTGGTAAAAAGTCATTCCCTAGCAAAAAACACATGAATATGTAATCATATATTCGCTTATTTGCATTTGTTTGTGAAAAGTTGATTTCCTTTTGCATATCTAAAACAATATCACCGGTTAATTGTTCGATATTAAACAAATAGTTGTCATTGGGTTCTAGACTTGAATCTATGCTTTTTATAAACTCGGGTGTTTCTCGAAATAGGTAGATTTCTTTGCATAGTGGATAGTGGTTTACTGATAACATGATTAAGTCTGCATCAAGACCATATATAACAGTTGTTTGGGAACTATGATCGACATTGTTTCGGATATAAGAAAATATTTTATGTTCGCCTTCTCCTGGTTCGTCACTTGTGCTGACAATAATTGTTGGTGAATATTTACTGCTGTTTTTTTTGTTAGAAAAATGAGTGCTTATTTGTTTGTTTAATTGTTTCATAAAGTTTGTTCCAGGAGTGATCGAGGCAGTTGACCAAGACGGGTCTGGTTTTTTGCACAATTGGTCTGTGAGATTTGTTTGAAACCACGTTTTAAATCTTCTTGTTCTTTGTTGTTCCAATTTTGCTACAGGAGCGACACCATCAAATGATACAATAACTCTTTTTTTGGGGGAAACGATATCTACATATCTTTCTATTTTGTTAATCACATTTTTGATCAATGTGTTTGTAATATTAGACCCTCGCTCATCTTCAGATAATAAATGATAACAATCGTAAATAATAGAGTTACAATCCATATACAGGTTATCAATGGGAAACTCCCCACTGACAAACTTTTGAATGATTTCTGGATGATTTTTAACTATATATGAAAAATAACTTGGTATCCCCATGTTACACGATGTTATGTATTACTTGTGTAAATAGTTGTTTGTATCTAAGTGTTTTAAGCTAATGCATTATATTGAGTAAATTATAATATGTTTATATATCAGTTCAAGAAATGCACTTTTATGATGGTTTAGTATTAGATAACACGCATTCGCTCGGGGACGATGTACACGGGTCATTGATTAAAAAATTAGTTAATTTTAATGACATCATACAAAATACTTATTACCATATCACAGAAAGTAAAAGAACTCGGGTGTTAACCGTAAATGATTTTAAACAATGCTCGAATGATTTGAAAAGTATTAGATACGCTATCTGTGACGTTTATACTGAAGTTTTAAATAAAAAAGATAATATATATGATGATGCTGTTGGGAAAATTCAAAAAATAAACGTTGATATCTCAAACATGATAAAAAAATGGGGAACAAAGAACTTTAATGATTTTATGTATGTGTGTTTTGGTAAAGAATATAAAAATACTATTATTAAACAGGCTTGTGGGGGTATAAGCTCTGTGCTAGAAAAGCAATTTCATCCTATGAGATACACTATGTTTTCATTAGATGGGTCGGATGATGGGATAGTTAGTTCGAAAGACCTAACAATGGATTACAATATACAAGAAATTCGTAAAATGAATACATTTGAGTGTTTTAATGTATCTCCAACCTCAATGATAGGTTCTCTTCATGCACATGTAAATGGGGTAGTTGTATTTATTCGTAATGATAAAATGAACGCAGGTATGTTTGTATTTGGTATAGTTGATCACTTGGATATAGAGTTGTCAAATAGTATGTATATTAATTCAAAGTATAAAGATGCAATAGATAGCTTGCCATCAGATATCGAGAAATCGTTGTTTAACAACTTTCTAATGTCTTTAACAACAAAAGAATGGATGGTTCACAATAATGCAAACCGGTTGTATTCTTATTACAAAGGTGGATATACAGAACATAAATTATTTAAACAGCAGTCAATTACTTCTATGTCGGCTGATTTTATGTCTAGATCTTTGTATGTGAAACGAAGTATTCTTTTATATTTATTTTTAGAAGAAACAAATATGCATAGTAAATATGCAGCATATTTTTTGTATGATTTATTGACATTAGAAAATAGTAATTCGCAAGATAGCACTGATCAAATGGAACTTATCAATAGTTTTACTTCAAAAATGCACGAATTATTCAATAACTCCTTAGTAGAAACATTACGGTATGCCAGTAGACTTAACAAAGTTGATCCGAGTAAGATCAATGTAGAACAACAGATATGTCTTATGAAAACTGATGATAATGTAAAAGAGAAAGCAATGGTAAAGCTGAGAGAAGTAAAGTCAAAGCCAGATGATGGGGGATCGAAAGCAAAACAATACTTAGATGGTTTATTAAAAATACCATTCGGAGTATACCGTAAAGAGCCTATTATGGGGGTATCGTATAAGATCAAGGAGAACTTTGAACATGCGTGTTTTAAGAATGATGTATTATTAAATATTATTAAGGATACTAATATCCAGAAAGATGAATACAAAAATGCTGTAGTTCCGATATGCAAATATAGTGTTGCTGATATAAGATACATTATTGGTAAGTTTTATAAGAAGTATACAACTTATGACGAATCAACTGTCTATGATGTAATTAATAATAAGTTGAGAGGATACGATAAGAAATCTTTAGTAAACTATGTAGAAGTTGTTTCGAATGAGTTAATTAGTTTGAAGGAAAAACATAAGTTTGATCATGATGTAGTATCTTATTTTACTAAGATAAATACGAAAATAACCAAAGCCAATATTATTGGATGTATAAGTGACTATTTACATAATCTTTCTGTTGATGATAATATTAAAAATAAGATCATAGGATCATTGTATTGTCGTTTATCAACTGAATATGTAAACACCCAAGATAATTTACATGAAGTAAATAAGACATTTAACACAATAACAGATTATATTTCAAATGTCCATAGTGTTTTGGATAAGGCTGCATATGGACATAAGAATGCTAAGGATCAACTTGTCCGAATTATAGGACAATGGATAAATGGAGAGCATAGTGGGTATTGTTTTGGGTTTGAAGGACCTGCTGGTGTTGGTAAAACATCTCTTTGTAAATATGGTCTTGCAAAATGTTTGGTTGATGGAGATAACAATCCGCGTCCATTTGCAATGATTGCGATGGGAGGTGATTCAAATGGTAGCACACTACATGGCCATAATTATACATATGTTGGTTCTACATGGGGGTCTATTGTTGGTATCCTTATGGATAAAAGGTGTATGAATCCTGTTATTTTTATTGACGAATTAGATAAGATTTCAAAGACAGAACATGGAAGAGAGCTTGTTGGTATTCTTATTCATATGCTTGATCCTACACAGAATGATAAGTTTCAAGACAAGTATTTCTCGGGTATAGATATTGATTTATCAAAGGTTCTCTTTGTTCTCTCTTATAATGATGTAGACGCAATCGACCGTATTCTTTTAGATAGAATACATCGAGTAAAGTTTTCAAGTTTATCACTTGATGAAAAAATCCATATTTCAAAGGAGTATACACTGCCTGAAATATACAAAAAGACTGGGTTAGAAGGTGCAGTTAACATTCCCGAAGATGTTATAAAGTATATTATTGAAAATTACACATGTGAACCTGGAGTAAGAAAGTTACGTGAAAAGTTATTTGAAATTGTAAGTGATATTAACATTCGCATGTTAACCCGAGAGACAATAGATGATTATCCATTAAATATAACCATTGAGGATGTTAAAAATATTTATTTTAAAGATGTTAGACCCGTTCAAATTACATGTGTTCCTTCTGAACCAAGAGTTGGCTATGCAAATGGTTTGTGGGCTAATGCTCATGGACAAGGAGGAACATTACCTATAGAAGCACATTTTTACCCAACAGGGGAGTTTTTACGATTGAAACTTACCGGTAAACAAGGTGATGTAATGCAGGAATCAATGAATGTTGCATTAACACTTGCCTATAAGTTGTGCACAAAAGAACAAATAGATACTGTGTTGGAAAAATACAATTCTGTAAACAAATATGGTATTCATATTCATACGCCAGAGGGAGCAACACCCAAAGATGGACCTTCTGCAGGAAGTTGTATTACTACTGTATTATTCAGTCTTCTTAGCAATCAAAAGATAAAATCTAATTGTGGTATGACTGGAGAAATACAATTAACAGGGGCGATAACAGCAATCGGAGGGCTAGATGCAAAAATACTTGGATCTTTGAAATCTGGTATTAATACTTATTTTTATCCAGTTGAAAATGAATACGAGTTCAATAAGTTTTATGATAAATATAAAGACAGAGACGAAATTAAGGGAGTTACATTTAATGCGGTTTCAAATATAAATCAGTTATTAGATCAAATTATAGAAAAAGATAATGAATAATGTAGTATGATATAATAATCTTCCCCTTTATTATATCATTTCAAATGGAAAAAACACCATCGGGATCATTAAATATTTTACAGCCATCAAACCTTTTGGTGTTTATGGTATTCTATTCACCTATCATTATTGCTATATCTATTATAGCATTTAGTGTGATTATACAAAGTTACAAAGGTTTTATATATCTAGGTTTCATGTTTGCGGTGTCTATTATTAGAGAATTTTTATATTATGCCGCAGGGGCAGAAGAAGTAAAAACCCCGGGTATATGTAGCGTTATTAATTATAGCACACATGGAAACAACACCTACAGTTCATTCATGTTAGCATTTACGCTTATGTATATGTGTCTACCAATGTATCTCAATAGTTCGATGAACTGGTTTGTTCTTGGAACCTTTATAAGTTATATTTCATTGGACATAATGGTTCGTGGTTTAAATAAGTGTATTGGTGATACAAGTGTTCTATTTTTGAACGTTGTTTCTGGACTTATATCTGGACTTCTTATTATTACTGCAATGAATGCTGGCGGATCGTCCAAGTTTTTATTCTTTAATGAAATGCAAAGTAGTAAAGTAGTTTGCACACGTCCTAAAAAGCAGCAGTTTAAATGTGCCGTATATAAGAATGGAGAACTTATCTCAAATAATGTAGTATAGATAATATAGATTAGGGGTTAAAAAAATGTGCATTTTGAAGAAGCCATATTTTGAACTCGTCAATTAACCTTTTTCTGTGAAGCGAATCTGTCATAAGACGGGATGTTGTTCGAGACATAAATACAATTATAAAATTATTATAAACTTGTGAAAGTTGTTTACTTTTATATAAGTTTAAAATCGCAAGATCTTGTTGCTGATAACTTTTTCGTTTATTTACCTCGTTGTGAAAATTAAATAAAAATTCTTTTAACTTATCTTTGCTTGTTAAGCTGTATCTTGTCACTCGCCAATATTGAGATGCGTGTTCCTGGCAGTCTGGACATGGTAACAATGAGCATATTCTTTTAATGTAATTTACTAAACTAGGAGCAACTGCCATATAGTGTTCATCTTTTAATTTTTCTGCTAATGTATGAAATAATGTCCATATAGGTGGACCCCAAAGATTAGTCATTATCTATTATCAACTTAATACTCTATATAATATGCTTAAAAATATATTACATAGTTAACAAAATACATTACTAATTATGGGAGATGTTATAGAATATACTAAATCTAACTCGGACTTCTTTAAAGAATTACTTGAAATAGAAAGTGACGAAGAAAATAATAACAATGAAATGAAGGAATGTCTTATCACTATGCTTCCTCTTGATGATAATTATGTTACTCTTGAGTGTGGTCATGTGTTTAATTATGATCCATTATTTAAAGATGTATATAATCATAAGAAACTTTTTGGTAGATTAGAAAGCACAAAATTAAAACCACAAGAGTTGCGGTGTCCATATTGTCGCAACATTCAAAGTAAGCTTCTTCCTGTTAATACAGGAACTCCTCTTATTTATGGCGTGAATAGTCTAAATGCTACAACAGAAATAATGTCTAGAAAAATGAAACATATTCAACAATACTATCAGATTTTTCATACATATACAAATGGTATGTGCTGTCACGGAATGAATAAACCCCATATATTGCATGGTGGGTTTTTAGAAACAACCGTTACATGCCATAATACAAAGGTAATGTATAACAACCTTAACGGTTTAGTTTATTGTGCGGATCATAATAACGAAATGATGTGTAATATATTCGATAATGAAATAATAAGATTAAATAAACTTATCGAAAAATATAAAACAATAGCGGAAACTATAAAAGGACCCAAAAAGCAAGCTGCAAAGAAAAAAGTGAGTTCTTTTACGATTGTTTGTAAGAATATAAAAGTTGTAAAGGCAGAAATAGTAGGTTCGTATGATCAAGCTAAAATAGAGATGAACGCCATTAAAAAGAACGAGGAAACGTCAAGTGACGATGAATGGGAAACTCCATATGATTATACGAATAAGTATAGTCAAAAATGTAGATGTTTTGCATACTATACAAGTGGTGCAAACAAAGATACTAGATGTGTAAACGGTGGTGGCTATGGGGTGGGTAATGAACTATACTGTGCGAAACATCCGTATATTTTTGAAAAATAGAATACGACGATTAATAATATAATATACTTATTTGCAAATAATATGTAAACAAGTATATTTATGCTGTAATGCTTTTCATAATAAGTGATGTGACGACATACGGATCACAGTTTGAACTTGGACGTCTGTCTTCAAAATATCCCTTTTTGTTACGATATGTTTCATTTCCAATTCTAACTGATACGCCCCTGTTTGCTACACCATGGGAAAATACATTGTAATCCGCAGTCTCATGTAGACCAGTCATGCGTTCTTGATTACCAGAACCATATTTTGAAATCATCTCTGTATGGTCGGTTTCCAAACACTTAATTGCTTGGTTGATGTAGTCCAATCCAGTTTTTCCATGACTACCTTCACGCATCATGACTGTACTGAAGTTTGTATGACATCCTGATCCATTCCAATTTCCCTTTAATGGCTTTGGTTCAAATGTAACTTTAAGGTTTTTTGTTTCAGCTACTCTGATCAAAAGATATCTGGCCATCATCATGTCATCTCCTGCTTGAATACCCTCACATGGTCCAACTTGAAACTCCCATTGTCCTGGGGCAACTTCGGCATTAATTCCTGATATGGTAATTCCTGCACGAATACAGAGTGCCATATGTTGATCGGCAACTGAACGACCAAATACATTTTCTGCACCTGCACCACAATAATGCGTTCCTTGTCCTTGTGTCTTTCCATCTTCATATCCAACAGGAAGATTAGTGTTGGGATCGATAATAAAATATTCCTGTTCCAACCCATACCAAGGTCGCATTTCAGTGTGTTGATTGAATATTTTTTGAGCCGATGCACGGGTGTTAGTTACATGAGGTGTCATATCAGGTGTATACGTATCACACATAATCAATACATCGTTTCCCATTGTAAAGGGGTTGCGGTACATTGCACGTGGAACAAGAATGACCTCGGATTCTTCACGGTTAGATTGATTAGTTGAACTTCCATCATAGTTCCAATCTGGGATATCTTTCAACGTAACTGATTTTTGATTTGGTTTTACCGTAATTACACGTGTTTTTGATCTAAACTCACTGTTTCCGCCTACCCAAACATAATCTGCAACAAACTTCTGTGGGATACCAACTCCTTCTGTCATATTATATTATATATTACTTTGCAACTATTTATCTATATCAAAACCATATAAAATTAATATCATTATACATAATAGTATATAGAATGGAAACAAAGGAACAGCTAATTAACAGTATAAAAGGATGGATTGGTATTGACAATGATATATCACGCCTTCAAAAAGAACTGAAGGAAAAAAGAGAACAAAAGAAGAGATATTCAGAAGATCTTGTAAAAACAATGAAAAGTAATGATATTGATTGCTTTGATATCAACGGAGGTGCACTTTTATATAAACGCAGTGTTACAAAGAAACCACTTACAGGAAAAACAATTCTTCCACTTTTAGAAAATTATTTTAAAGAGTCACAGGTTAAGCCGGATGAAGTAACAAAATATTTGTTGGAACACCGGGAAGAGAAGGTTACCGAGACGTTGAGGAGAAGAACAGACAAAAAATAATATGCGCCCGTCGTTCAAAGATATTTTTAGAAAGGGTTTAAACATATATATCAATGTTAGTCAACAATATACCATCAATGGAATCTGCACGTATAGAGGATGATATCACCGAAGTAGAAACAGTAGAAGATTTTGATAATGATAGAATTATAAGTATGTTTGATGACATTAACCGTGAGATTGAGTTTCAGGAAGGTGCTAGTTCGAACTTAGATACTGAACAACAAGACATCAAATGGAAGTACCCAATTGAAAGCGGTATGTTTCAAGATTTGAATTATCATGCTAGAACGTGCATGTTTGTTAATATGCACATTTGTCCTTACCAAGTAAGGTATGGAACTGACGATAAGACCCCATTTATTCAATATATTATGCGAAAGAAAAACGATAGATCACAAAAAGAAAACCTTCATGATCATGAGTACAATTATATGGATTTTCATAAGAAAACATTTCTTGACCACCATACCATCAACACAAACTTTTACGAAGAATCTGTTAATATTATGAAAGCTATGTTGTTTTGTTACAGAAAGAATGTGAATGATACAAGTAAGATTAAATACAAAGGTTTCAGAAAAAGTGGAAATGATTTTTATGTGTTTTTTGATATTTCAGATATGTGGATTAACCATCATTATTTGAATATGCATGATTTGCTGTGGATAGTAAATATGTATGAACTATCTGTTTTAAATGAAGTTTGTTCTGTACCAGTTAGTGACGATGTTGTTACTTTTTTCAAACAAAACAGTGATCTCGTAGATATTTATTATTCAGATGACACACGTGTCCCTATTCCAGTTGTAGGGTTTACGGTAGAAGATAAGAAACAAATGGATTTTACTATGACATTCGGACCTTGTTATAAAAAATATAAAGATATTGATGATAGCCTTGTATATTATTATGATTATAGAGAATGTTGTGATACAATAAATAATGAGGAAAAACAAGATAAAATAATTATGAGACATTGTATCATGTATGATAAATGTATTTCTTATGATGAATATATTAGTCTATCGGATGATGTTGATAAAGATCGTAATATTATTGTAGATAACATTAATGACATCTATTGTGGATTTGTTATATGTCAACATAAGGATCAAACCCCTCTTTCCAGTCACAATATGTTGCCTATCGCTTAACGTAAATAGTTATATTGTTTTCTCTTGACATTATATAGATTAATATATATCGTCAAATAGCTATGTTTTTAAAACCAATGCAGATATTGAAAATGATTATTATCGGATCACTTATGTTGTGGATGATAAATTATACTCTTAGCTTTTATGGTTTAGGAGGAAGTTTGTCGTGGCCATACTTAATGTTTTATCTTTTTATTTTACTTTCCACCGCTATTTTAGATTTACAGGTTCCATCTATTGAGCTATAAAAATATAATTTAAAAGTAATGTGTGTATAGTATTTATTATGGGTTTTACAGATAAAATGTGTCACGATGTTGCTAAGAAAATTATAAATCAGATTTTTTTGGTAAATTATAGCCCTACTATCAAAGAAGATAAAACATGGTATGAAAACTTAAATAACTTTCTCGTAACAGAGTTTGATCGTCTTCAAGACACCGAAGAAGGTACAAACTCTGACTTCACTGATGATGAAGAAGAGATGATTACTAGTGATGTAATGCAAATGTTATTGGATAACTTAAATGTGGATGAAGATGAGTTTGAAGATCACGAACAAGATGTAGATTGGATAAGATTTGATGGGATAATAGGACGTTACGTTTGTATGATAATAGATTAGTGTATGCAATTTTTAGAAGTTTGAAGATACAATCTCTTTTACAACTATGATTTCAATATTTTCAGGAATTACAGATAACTCCAAGTTGTCATATAAATCTTCAACTATATGGAGTTTCATATTGAACTCCCTATTGTTTACGGTGCATTGTTTTGTCCAATATTCTAATGGAAGTATTTCATTAAGAGATTTGATTCTCCCAGCAGGAGAATTGTATTTGCTTTCCCTCTTCCCTGGACGACCAGAAGGGCACTTTATTCTCCATTCACAAGACAAACAATTGATTTTATCAGGAAACCCGGATAATATTGCACAATATTGCCAACCACCACCTTTTTGGGTGGTTACCTTTGCACCTCCGGTTATCTCTCCGTTATGTTGACGTATTCGTCTGGCGGGGTTGTTTGTTGCACCGTTGTATGTGCTTCGGTGGTAATTTGGTTGTGTATTTCGTAAAATATAACAAGACCACATATATTAATCTATATATTATGTATTTTGATAACATTATTCATAATATAACTACTAATTTATACATTTTCTTCTCCATTGACATCGCGACTATTTACTCTCATAGATGGTGCTAAGGCGATTGGAATTTTATCTACAATTTGGGTTTTATCAAGATCAACCAAAATGCGTTTAATAATATCAGGAGATATCTGTTCGCCAAGATTATCTATAATTTCATTGTTTAATGGATACCGATTATTCAAGTTGAAAAAGTTTACTTTAAATGATCTCACCGTCTCAACATTGAATGCGTGAAGTCTCTTCATATCTGATATTTTTTGTAAACCCTCTCGGAATTGTTTTGATTGTTGTTTAGTTTGCATTTCGTCGGTATACCAAGGATTCCTAGATGCGTTGGTTGAAATTAATGAGTCACATATCTCTGGCTTAAATATCTGCATATCTTCTGCATTAATTTTATTGGATTTCTTTGAGTGATTATCATCATGGCCGTCTTCAATTCGTTTATTGGGTTTGGTCTTTTTATCACTAAACTGGATATTAAACAAACCAATAATATCCTCTGGTATAACAGGACTTGTTTCCATAAGACGATCAAACTCTTCTTTACACATTTTTAAAAATTGGATAACCGGAAGACGTTCAGTTGGATGTTTAGCAAGCTCAGTTTTTATATTTCTGTAAAACTTATCCCATGCAATGCTACTCACACGATGAGCCTCGTTTAATTGTGTAATTTTTAAAAACTGCTGTATCGTTGTAATAATACCTGCTAAAATATTAAATGCTCCTACCGTCATCACGAAAAAACCTTGATATTCTGCCGGAACACGATCCTGTGCAAAGTTAGCTGTTCCTGTTAGGGTGGAAATAACAATAACAGGTATAGTGTACCATGTATTCTTTTTGGAGAACGATGAGTTTGCTTTTCCGTGAAGCCATCTGTAACACATGGCTTTATCTGCCCATTCAACCAAAATATTTTCATGATCAACCGACCAGTCGACATCTTTTATTACACCATTAATTGCTTCTTCTTCATTTTCAGATAGTAGAGAATCATTGTCTTTTTGTTCCATTCTAGTATATTGTACTCATATAAAATATTTTTATGTTATTATACATTATATACTAATTATAATAGAAAATGAGTGATACTATTGGCTCCAGAATTATAGCCTTAAAAAACGAGTTTGCTGACATACTTTTTTTGAAACAAGAAACTTCACAACTTTTTGAGAAATCAAAGGATAAAATAAAAAAATTGCAAGAATGGTACAATAACTATATAGACGAAAACCATAATCATCTTTTTATTTTTGGACTTGATTCATTTCATTATCAGGGAAAAATAATTGATGTGGAATATGATGATATGACGAGACTTTACAGTTCAATTACAAACCGCATATATTGTGAATATTATAAATTATATCAGATTATAGTGCAGTACACGGAACAAGTTGTTAAAGATAAAAAAGTAGAGGATGTTGTAAAGAGTAACAATCATTTTCCAAAATATCAAGATCTAGAACCATATAAACAATATGGAACTGAAACAATTACTCAACTTCACGATGTTATAATGTTATTGTTCACAAGCGTAAAAAATGTGATAGATAAAAAACATGAAGAACTAGACATGCATCGTCTAAAAAATAAAATCGGTATAAATATTGATAATTTTATTCAAGCGTTTCATTTTGAAATTATGATTATGGAACAAAAGCTTATGCTGTTTATATCTTATATGGAGTTCTTTCATAAGATGAATATAAAATATTTAAAAAGGTTTACAGGTAAAATGGATCTATTTTCAAGTCAAATAGATCATGACATCCGCATAGACTCTCATACAAAGACAAAAGAGAGAAGAAAAACAATGATTGAAGGGTTAAAACAAGACAATATTAATGCTGAATTAATAAATGAACTTGCTGAAAGTATTGCGTCGACAAGTGATGAAGAAACGAACAATAAAGAACCTAATAATAAAAAGATTGAAGGAGCGCGTTTTCATTATAAACAATTACATAAACCACCTACAATTATAATAACGGATAACGAACAAGCATCTTTTTTTGATAATGTTAATAACCAAGAAAGAGAGAATACACATGACGACGAAACAAACACTACACAAGATGATGAAACTGATCTTAACATCCGCAAAAGATTATCATATGTAAATTGTGTTCATGGGGGAAATAAAATATGTAGTTGTGCGGAAAAAGAAACAACATGCAAATGTGATGAGGAACCAACACAAAGTTTTACAGCTCAAATATTGTTTGGGATGGTCGACGAACCTGAAAATGATGATAATACAACTGACAGTCCTGAGATTGTTGGCGATTTGACCAAATGTGAGTTTTCTCTGAATAGTTTAACCGACGCAGATGCTCCTACTATGGATAATGAAAAGAGTTATACGAATGATGATGCCGAATTGGTAACGAAACACGAAATCCATACAGAGGAGAAAGAAGAAGAGAACAATGAAGAACCGCAGGTCGATGAACAACCGAATACGGAAGAACAGCAGGCGGATGAACAACAGAATACGGAAGAACAG